AAACTTGCTCTAATCCTTTTAATTCTTTAAATTTTTCTCCATTAATAAAATTTTCTAACTTTGTTACTTTATCTTGTAACTCATTTTTTTCTAAAATCATTCTTTCTATAAATGCTTCCATTTAATCACTCCTTATCTTCTAAACTGAACATTATCTGCTATTCCTAGTTGAAAATGTACAGAGTCTTTTTGTTTCCAATTTCCACCCCAAACTATTCCATATTTATCAATAAGACCTTTAGTTTTTGCAACATCATAAATAGCTTTGTAATATTTATAATCCCACTTAGCAACAGTTTTTTCTCTTACTTCTCCAGTTTTCTTATCTGTGTATTTTTCTTTTTCCAAAACTGCTATATCAACAGCATACCCGTATCCATCTGCTTTCACTTGGTGCTTTGATTTTAATTTATATCCATCGCACCAACTAACTTTACTTAGTTTATTTCCATTACTATCATATAAAAGAGTTCTTCCTTTTTGATATTCACGATTTTGTTCTTCAGCAGTTCTAACTCCACAAGTTATTTTAAAATCGTATGGAGATTCTTTTATTAATTCTTCCATAAAAACTACTAATTTTGGATGAACTCCATTTAATTTTTCTAAACTATTTTCAGATAAAACAAACATATATACCTCCTTAAAAAAAAACGACCTTGTAATAAGTCATATAACGCATTTTAAAAGAGGTAGCTATACTAAACTACCTCTAATTTTTTTATTAACTTGTAGCAAGTTTTGTATGAATTTCTTTTCTTTTTGCTTCAAATTCGGCTTTTGAAAGGTCTTTAGGATTCACTTTAGTTTTAAAATAGTTTTCTGTATCATAAACAGATTGTGTAAAAGTTTTTCCAAAACTAGCCAACACTAAAGATTTTTCTAAATCTAACTCTATTCCAAAATTATCCTCAAAATACCAAGTTATCGATTTTTCTTTTCCCTTAATAATTTTTTCTGCTAACATAATAGATATGTTTGAGGCTAATGATGTTATATCCTTATCACGACATCTTTGTCTGTGTTCTTTTCCATCAACTTTGTAATCAAAGCCATATATTAAAGCCTCTGCTTTTAGATTGTCAATTAAAGTACAATAGTCATCATACTCTTTTTGATTATCCAATATCCATAGTGATTTTTCTTTGTCCCAATACATATACTTTTGATTTCCAGCTGGTTTAGGTACTGTTATAAGCTTCTTATCTTTAATAAATTCTCCATCCTCCAGCTGTACCTCTATATTTGCTCTCACTTTTTCTTCTTTTGTCATCTCTCTCAATATATCATCTTTAAAGAATGGATATTGATATGTTATATCAGTTATTATCATATCATTTGTATATCCTTGAAAATATGATAGAGGCGATTTTAATACATCTTCTAAACTTTCTGCATAAACAGAAAAGATTAATTTTTCTTTTTTGTAAAAGTTTATTGTTTTCATTTTTTTTCTCCTTTCATTTGTGAATAGATTTTTAAATTTATTTAGTTTTTTATATTTAAAATTGCAGATTTGAGTACTTATTATATAAAATTCTTAGATTTTATATTTAAGAAAAAATATAAAAAAGTACTCAAATGCAGAAAATTAAACCTTAAATTCTTTATAAATTTAAAAATTTCTATAATATTAATCTAAAAAATACCTAATTTTTTCCTTGCTACTATAAGAGTATTTCTTATTTCTGTAGCACTTGTTTTTTGTATATAGTGTTTGCTCGTAACTCCACTACTAGAGTGATTTGCATAACTACTAGCTAAGCCTAACCCAGCCAAATTGTTTATTAAATTAATGCTAGTTTTCCTAAGAGTGTGAGGATATAGATCCTCTATTCCTAAAATTTTTCCTAGCTTTTTTATTCTATTCCTAATAGCTCCTTGTGTCATTTGCTTATAGATTTTTCCATACTTAGTAACAAAAAACCAATCTACATCTATCCCATTTTCTGCTCTGTACTGTATCCATTCTTTTATAAGTTCCTTGCATTTTTGGAAAAAGAAAGCATTTACTATATAGCCCTCTTTCTCCTTAACATCTCTAAAATAGCCATTTTCTAAGTCTAGTTGTTCCATTTTTAAATTCTGAATAGCACTAATCCGACAAGCACTATCTAAGAAAAGTTCCCAAAGTATTCTGTCTTGCAAGTCATATTTTTTAGATTCTACTTGCATATATAATCTAACTGTTAGAATTTGCTCTGTTGTAAGAAAATAACTATTCCTAACCTTGTCCTTCTCTGTAAATCTTAACTTATCTAGTTTAGAATCAAAAGGATGATACTTAATTTTATTTCTTCTAACACACCATGCATAAAAAGTGGATATAGCAGTAGTCTTATTCATTAAAGTTCTTTTGCTATTCCCTAAGCTTCTACAATAATTCCTGTAAGTTTCTATTATAGTTGGCATTTCTAGTAATGTTTCTTTACTTAAAAGCAACTTATTTTTATACGACTTTTGAAACCAAACTAAAAATAACTTAAAATTATTACAGTAAGTTTTATATGTAGTCTCCCAAGTATCCCAGTTGCTGCTTTTGCAACTGTTAAGATATTCTAAGTAAATTTCTACATTTTCCTTTTTAAAATTTTCCAAAACTGTTAATTGCATAACTAAACCTCCTATTTTTTTGATAGGTTTATTATACAATTCTCAAAATAATGGAAAATTTATACAAAATGACTAAGACTAATTTAAATATTCCAAATACAACATTTGCATATGTTATAAAACAAGGAAATATCTGCTTTTTAGAAATAGATTCTGGTAAAGCTTTTTTTAGAAAAAAAGAAAATGATGTACTTTTTACATTACCACCAAATCTTACTCCGCAGAGTACAATCGCATTTTCAACAAACGCATTTTCTACCGAAAATTTTATTTCTGCGAAAATTTATGAAAATGGTATTTGTAAAATGCTTAATTCGGAAACTTTTGATGACTCTTTCTATATTAGTATCAGTTATGTATGTAGCAATTTTAATTAAATATAAAATGTAGTAATTAATCTAAGAAATAGAAAGTATCTAAGTACATACTTTCAGCTACTTGTATTGGGGATAAAATATATAAATTTCTAGTATTTTCATCATATCTAGTTCTTGCTGTTTGACCATTAGGATAAGATACTAATACCTTCAAATTAAAACTTTTAGGCTTAAATTCTTTAGGAAAAGTAAATAATAAAGCTCCATTGTTTAATGTATTTGAAACTCCCGAAGGGATATCTAGAAATACATGTCCAATATTACCTATTTTTTCAAACTGTAAATCTGTATATCTAGTTCCAGCGGTTTTATTTACAGATTCATATTTGTATAAATTTTCCAATCTATCCAAAAGACTATTGTTGTCAAGTGGGATAAAATTAGCAACATTAGCCGACACATCAGAATTTTGATTTAAACATTTGTACATCTTTCTTGTATTTCTGTCGTAATAGATATAGTTAATATCCTTAACTCCAGCTGTTTGAATGTCTCCACCGTATCCAACACACCCAGCAAGTCTTGCTAACATCATTCCTTCTAATGCTTTTCCTTCTTCTGTTCCAAACTGTACTATTCCAGCTTTTTCTCTTGTTGCCCCTTCCTGAATTTTAGTAACTGCATTGTTTAATTTCCCTGTTTCCTTATCAATCAACTCTGCATTGTGATTAAAATTTTCTACGTTGTAATACTCATTTCCTAGCGGTTTTATCAATCTTAAATATTTAGTATATTCTGACATTTCTATCTCCTTCCGTCATAAATTTCTTGATGTGTCTTATTTTTTAATTCATCATTTTTTAGATTGCTCATTTCTATATGTCTATGATATTTTCCAACAACAGCACTATCTTCATATAATCTAGTGTCATAAATTTCTTTATGATTCTTTGCTTTTAAAGAACTATGCAATAAATAAGCTACTTGATTATGTGTGTTATACCTAAATTCAATGCTAAAATTTAGATGAGCTGGTTTATTGATATAAATGAAATTCTTGAAATTATCTAAGTTCTGAGGTATTCCAACTACAGATGTAAATTTTATTATGAAAGAATAATCATTGTAATTTTCAATAACTTCAATTTCTCCATTTGTGAATATCTTTGCTTGTTCTTTTAAAACATGAGGTGTAAAAATATTTTTAGATAGTAAAGTATAGATAATTCTGTCTTTTCTATCCTGTAGACTCCAACCATTTTTATAGTCTAATTCCATAAATCTTTCATAGTTAGCCACTTGTTGCTCATTAAAAAAAGCTATAAATAATAGCTCCTTGTATTTTTGTATATCATTTTTAGCATATTCACAGATTAAATCTAGTGTTCTTATTAAATCTTCTTGTAAAGTGTTTCTAGCTATTTTTGAAACTTTCTCAATCAATCTATTGCTCATTTATAATCACTGTCCCAACTACTAAAATTTCATCATCGGCAATTTCTATATTAGAATTAGAATTGTTTACTTTTACAAAGTTGTCATTTACTCCGTCTATTTCTAAAATAGCTTTCTCTAAACGATTGATAGATAGTATTGTTTTATTAACTTTCTCAAATGTAGCACTCCCAGTTTTTATAACAGCTTTCAAAAGAGATTCAATCTTTTCTTTTACATCTGATAGAGCATATCCAGATTTTAATATAGCATTAACTTCTATGTTTATAGTCTTAGCTCTAAAGCTTTCTATAGTTACATCAGCTCCAACAGGTCTACCGTCATCGCTCTGTATTCTTTCTCTAACTTTTTGAATTAGACTAGAATCAGCTATATCATTATTATAATTAGCAATTAGAACTTTAACAGTTCCATTACCATTCCAAAGAGGTTTTACTAAGACTTTTCCAACTCCATCAACTTGTTTAGCCCATTGCTCATAATCATATATATTTCCACTGTGAGCAGGTCTTGTAGCTTTTTCTTTTGCTCTTGCGACTAGTACAGAATTAGGTTCTTTATCATATCCATTGATAATTTCTTTTTCATTCGTAACACTATATATATTACTATTTTGAATTTCAAATGTTGTTATTTCTCCTATTGCAGCATTACCTATTTTACCTTCAGATAAACATTCTATTTCTATCTCTGCAACTCCTAATGTGCTTAAATATTCTCTTCTTAAAGATTTATATTTTATTCCATCTCTATTTAAAAATATTGTATTTTCTTCTATGATAGAATTTGCTTTTCCTGTTACTTTTAGAGTTCCTTTTGCCTTAGTTCCAACTCTTCTTTTTACTCCAAACATTAAAGCATGCTTATCAACGTATTCATCTTCTGTTGCCGTATCTATAAAAGTTTGTTTTTCCCAGAACTCTAATTCTTTGTAAACTTCTTCTGCAGTAATTCCAAAAGTTGCTGCAATATCAAAGTTATAAGTACCTTCCATCTTTGAGAGTGGGTTTTTTAAGTTATCTAAGAAATTATTTCTTAATTCAATTTTATCTTTCATTTACACCTCCATTTCTAGCTCTCCATACACAGTTTTAACATTAAAGGTTATTTGTGGAACATATTCATCTTCATTAGAAATGACAAAATTATAGCACTCTGTAATGTAAGGATTTACTAGTAATGTATCCCTTATTTGGTTTATCATTAAAGCATCTTTAACTGTTTTATGATAAATAGTTCCTATATTAGTTTCTAACTCACTCCCATATTCATCACTATGCACATCAGTATATATAAATCTTTCAGTCTTTAATGCTTTGAATACCCATACTTTTAAAGCTTCATTTTCTTCTAAAACTTTTATATCATTCCCTTCTTTGATATACTCTCCAGTTTTAAAATCTATAGCATATTCTTTAAAAATTGGCATTTCTTCAACTTCTGTTTCTGATTTTTCAAGAAAAATATTAAAATCTTTTTCCACATTACACCCCTTTTATTGCTCCACTTGGCATTTTAACTATCTTTGTCACAACAACATAATGGACGCCCATAACAAGCACTAATACTTCATCGCCTTTTTGGAGAGTATCCTCAAACCATATATCTTTATGTGATTTATATGTCCCATTACCTTCAAATGTTCCGCTTCCATTTAATTTTGGTATCTTATGCCCCATAGCGTCTTGAGTAGTATTATTATAATCGTATTTAGCTACATCTATTTCTATTTTGTCTATAATTCCATCAATACTGTAATCTCTATGATAGTGAGGTAACAAGTAATTACTACAGTAAATTTGCTCAGAGGGTATAACTTGCCCATCAAATTCAATTGTTAGGTTTGGTGGTGGAGTAATTACTGAAGCTTTTATGATAGATGTTCCTTTTGTAGCTTGACCTATCATTTCACCCATTATTAATCCTAAGTCACTCATTTTTTATCCCACCCTTCTGGAAATAGTTGATCTAATTTACTTACTTTTTTAGCTTTTTCTTTTTTAATTTTCTTACCTTTTTTAGTTTTATCACTTTTTTTAACTTTTTCTTTGTTTTCAAATTCTGCTTTATCCATAACATTTTCAAAAGCTAACTCAATATTACAAAAATAAGTTTCTCCTTCAAATACATGAGTATCTGATTTAACTAAAAAATCTCCGACAAGTCCAGAGTGTGGCTCTTGTATTCCTATATTGTATCCAGCTTGAATTAATACATTTCCTAGACATTGTAATTTTGCACTTTTTTCTACACTTTTTAGCATGTCTTTAGCATTTGCTATATTATCTACATCTTTTTCAAATTGCATAACTTGTTGAAATAGTCCAAATTTCTTTTTATCTTCTGCATTCTCTACTTTATTAAGTATTTGTTGCTTTTCATTCTCAACTTTATAGATAACAATTTGATTTATCATATTCTCTATGCTTTCTTCATAAGATGACGTAGAAATGTTATCAGCACTAGTTAGGAGTACATCTGCATGACTTCCTTGCTCAACTATATCTATTGCTTTATCATTACTAACGATAGAATAAATCTTTTTATTTTTTCTGTGTTGAATAGTATAAGCATTCAATATAATTTCATATCCGCTTCTGTCAATAGCAGGATAAGTACAAGTAACTTCATCTTGTGGTATTTTACCTACTTTTAAATTAAGTTCTCCGCATATTTCTTTTAATATTTCACTTGGCTTTTTTCTAAAAAAGTTTTTAACAAAGTTATTTTTATTTAAGTAAATAGAATTGTCATAAGCATAGAATGTTTTAACATCAGTATCTCCTTTTCTTGAATGAAAAAATACTTTTCCAACAAATAATTTTTCATCATCATAAGAAAATTCAATTTCATCTCCTATTTCAGTTATGATATCTCCTAAGTACTCGACTTCTAATTTTCTAGCCGTTCCGTGAATTGCACCACTCCAAATTACTTGAATAAAAATATTTTTATATTCTTTTCCATTAACATAAATTTTAACTATTTCCATAAAATCACCTTTGCAATAAGCCTCTTGCTACATCTAGCAAGGTTTTATTTTTAGTAACTTCTATTAAACTTATTTCTACATCAATATCTCCAGTTCTTTCAACTATAGAAAAATTTAGAGTTTGGATATAGCATTTAAAAAATATGTTGAACTCAGGAACAATTAAAGTTAAAGGCTCTTTATCGTTTTTTAATTTAGTTAATGTTTCAACACAGCCAGATGGTGTTGCAGACAGTAAATAATTAAAAAAAGGAGATTTAAGATTAGGAAAAAATGTAGAAAAACTAATTCTTTCAGCTTTTCTATTTCCTATTAATGTCTTTTCTCCTACATCAATTATTTTAAAAATCTGTGTGTCTTGCTCACTTTCAATCTTTAAATCTAAAGGTGGAACAACAAAGAAAAAAGGAGTACTTGTAGAATTTTTTAATAAAATAAATGTTGGTTTCATACTATCCCTCCTTTAATTTGTTATTTGTACATAATTTTTTAACTCTGCCATTATTTTTTGTTTAGACATTTCTGCAGTTTTTTCTAAATCAGCTTCATTTTTTATTATAACTCCACCCATATTAACATTTACTTGAGGAGAAAAATTAGTAGTAGATGCTATAGGAGCTTTAAATCCTAGATTTTCAAATGATTTTTCATATTCAGATTTTGGCTTTTTAGGTAGAGGTTTTCCAATTGGTATAGGTTTATTTAAAGACTCGACAGTTTTATTTTGTTGTACAACTTGTTCTTTAGCTAAATCTTGAGGTGATAATTTAGCAAGTCTTCTTCTTTCTTTAAAGTCTTCATCAGTTTCTTTCATTAATTGCTCTAGTCCTTTTCCTGAGCCTTTATTTTCTTTTATTTTTTCTTTTAACATATTTGCTTTTATGTACATGATTTTATCATCGCTATCTGTTTTACTGTTTCTTAAATCTATAGTTTCTAAATCTTTTTCAGCTTGTGCATTAGCTTCATCCCAAGTATATCCTTTTGATTGATATTCTTTTCTTAACTCCCATTTATTTTTTGTTCTTCCTACTTTATCTCCTATCCAATTTCCAACAAATTTACCAGCTTTATATGCTGCATAACTACCTATTACATATTTTCCAGAACCTGGGAAAATATTTTCTGCCATTGCTGCTACTTTTAATGCCGCAAAACCTTTAATAGCCTCAGCTGTAAGAGAGAATATTCTATTAAAATAAGTTTCAACATTCTGAGTATCAAAAGTTCCTTTAGAATTTAGTTCTTTCATTTTAGTTGTAAATTGATTTATAAAGTCAACTGCTGTTGGAGCCAATCCTTCTCCAATTGATAATTTTAAATCTTCAACAGCACTATTGAATTCTGCTATTTTATTTTTTGTGTCACTGCCCATTTCACTAGCCATTTTATCAGTTGCACCTGTTGCATTTCTAATAGCATTTTCAGCTTTTTCTATACCCTCTTTAGAAGAACCTAAAAGAGATGTAAAAACTTTCATGCCTTCAGAACCAGCTATCGTAGTCAAAAACAAATTTCTTTGCTCATCATTCATTTGTGCTAGTTTAGGTTTAATTTCTTCTAAGATTTTTCTTAATCCTTTAAATTTACCATTATTATCGTAAAGACTTATTCCAACTTTTTTTAAAGCAGCATCCATATCTGGAGTTGTCTTTGAAAGTCTTGTATATACTGATGCTAAGTTTCTCCCAGCTATAGAACCTTTTAATCCATTATCTGCTAAAACACCTAATAAGATATTAACTTCTTCCATGCTTTCAAAACTTCTTGATGTTGCTGCAACATATTTATAAGCTTCTCCTAATTGTGCAATACTTGTATTAGTATTATTAGCAGTAGCCGCCATGACATCCATAAAATGATCTACATCTTTTAACTCTATCCCAAAGGCAGTCATATTATCCGTTAGAATATCGGATGTACTAGCTAAATCTTCTCCAGATGCAATAGATAGCTTTAAAAGTTTTGGTGTCATTTCTAATACTTCATTTGTTTTCATTCCTGCCATAGCTTGATACATTTGAGCTTGTGCCACTTCTTGTGCTGTAAATCTTGTACTTCTTCCAAGTTCTCTTGTTTGAGTCATTAGCATATTTTCTTCAGCTGCTGTTGCTCCCATGATAGCTTTGTTTCTTCTGACTTGATCCTCTAAATCAGCAAAAGCAGTTAAAGAGCTTCCAGCTATAGCACCTAATCCAACTAATCCTCCTGCTGCAACTGCTCCAAATTTATTCAATCCAGAATTAACTTTTTCCCAATTCATAGATTTAGCTTTCTGATAAAGTCCAGCTAAGCCTTTTTCAGCTTTATTTATAACTGCAGTAAATTTATCTTTAAGTTCCAATCTAGCACTTAGTACATGTTCCAAATTTTCACCTCCAAATAAAAAAGAGCAGTTTTAAACTGCTCTTAATTTAATTATTTTATTTGTTATTTATTTTTTTAATTGACTAGTTTTAAATTCTGCTATTGCTTTTTTTATTTCAGCTAGTTTTATATTTCTAGCTACTATCTTATCGTTTTTATCAACATAATCTATCATAAGTAAATATCCTTTTTCCATATCATAGACTATGTTTTTAATTATTCTTGCATTTATAGCACTATCTGCATTACAACTTATAGTTTTTTTATCTTTTTGAATTTTATATTTTAATGTTCTATTGTATCCACTATCTACCATAAACCCTACTTTATCTTCTGTTTCACTAGCAAAACTAGAAGTTTTTACAGTTATAGCCACACAATCAAAATTTTTATAATCCAGTTGCAATGTGCAATCGTTATCTTTATAAACTATACTTTTTTCATCAGAAGATTTACCATTTATAATTTTTACACTTCCAAAACTAATAACTGAAATAAAAATAAATAGCACAAATAAAAACTTTTTCATAAAACTTCCCTCCTAAAATGAATTTAATATACTATATTATAGCATTATTCTTTTAAAAGGTACATATAGAACAAATCTTTTTCTGAGAGTTTTCTAAGTTGCTCTAAAGTATGTCCTCTATTCAAGTAATGAGCGACTGTACTTAATTTCCAGTCGCTCTCTATTAGTTTTTTGTTTCTTCAACAATACTAACTAAATCTTTTTCTCCATACCCAGAAGCAACTAAAATTATATCAGCTAGTCTATAAATTGTTGGGTCTTTTAAAACTTTGCTTACAACAGAAACAGGATTACTCTTACAACCTAGCTTTTCTATTAATCTATCATCTCTAAAGATAGAACAAGAATTATAAATTACTTCTAAATCTTTATCTTTTTCTTTAGATAAGATTAAATCTAAGTAATCTTCTTTGTTTAAAAGCTCACATTCTAAATCTCCATCTAATTCTTTTACATGAATTTTTATTTTTTCTCTTTTATCACTATTTATCTTTTTACTATTTTCAAGTAGCATATCTGCTGTAATTAGCATATTATCCTCCTATTTTATATCATTTTCATAAGCTAAGTCTTCAGGAGTAAACCCGAATGGATACTCTTCTTCTACAACTTCTCCTCTAGCAATATTGATTAAATCGATTGAATTAAACCAAACATTATCTAAAGATATTCTTTCTTCTTGCTTTCCAGGAGTGTCAGGATCTGCTAAGTTAGTAACTATTCTAACTCTTGGATCATGTCCTTTTATTAATTTCTCAGCTATTTTCTTACCTCTTGAATATACTTTTTCAAGAGTGATACTTCCTTCTCCCTTCAATGCTACGATTTTACTATCCACAGATAGTCCTAATTGTACATCTTTTCTATCAGGTGTAACTTTAGCATTAACCTTAGAAAATTCTGCTATTTTTTCATTATCTATCCAAAGAGTACCATGAGCTCCAGCGATGGTATGATAACCTCTTATATTTGTATCTGCCATTTTTACCTCCTATTACATTTTAATGATTAAGCTAAGATTTGCCATAGTATCAGAAAATTTGACATCTCCATTCAAGAATACATCATCCCCAGATGGATATTTTAAGATTTCCATTTCTGTTAATTCATCTGGGTCTTTCCCATCTAATATAACTAATCTCTTTTGTGCTTCATAGTCTATTTCTATCTTATTGTTGTAATCGCCATTTAAGACATTTGGAGCCATTTCTTTAAAATAAACCTTAGTAACATTAGAACAAAAGTTCATCTTATTATTATAGTCACATATATAAATACCTTGCCAGTAATTTCTAAATGTATTTTTAATATCATCAGCTACAAATCCCATTCCTTCAACTACTTTTATTTTTCTAGTATCTTTTTTCCAAATGCTATCAAAAGTAGTTTTTGAATTTACTCCATAGTTTACTCTAACTTTTTCATCATCCATATAAAGAGAAAATTTACCTAACTTAGGCTCAAAGTATTCAACTTCTGTTAAATCACTCATAACTTTATTGTCAGCAGATCTATTAATTGGCATTCCAGCGATAAGTCCTGCAATCGCTACTGTGTATTCTTGAGCCGTAAAATCTCCATAAATAGATTTATATGTTCCTGGATTAGCAAGTTCTACAATAGCAACATGATCTGTATTATTTGCAAAGCTAGATACATATTTTACATTTTTACCAATAGCTCCATCAGTTCCAAAAACTTGCTGAACCCAAGTTACTAACTTTTGATCATCTGCTTGTTCTGCTGCAGGATAAGCTAACCAGTGCATTTTTCTTTGTTCAAATTCACCTAAAGCATCATCTAAGTTTTCACCTGTTTGCAGTACTCTTACCAATACTTTATTAGCTCCATAGTGCATTGCCAATTTAATGTATTTAACATTCTTAGCATCCCACTCTTTATCCTTCAAATCAGCTATAGTTTTTAATGTAACCCATTTAGTAGTTTTTTTACTATCCTTTAAAATTAAACAAGCAATTCCTCTAGCACTTCTTTGGATAGCTGTTCTAGCCAAAGTTTCAAATGCGACCTTCAAATCAGGGAATGGCTTTATTTGTCCTACTTCATTTCCCATTAATTGCTACCTCCTTCTTTAAATCTCAATTCTAAATCTTTCATAAGTTCATAATCATAAGGTTTTCCATATAAATCATATAAACTTAATGTAAATACATAATGACCAACTCTATCTACAATTTTTATATCTGTATTTCTTAAAGTTAAAAATCTATCTAGTACATGTAAAACCTTTTTACCTTCTATTTCAAATGCATTATCTAAGTTTTCTAAGTTTTCTAATATCTCAGCATTAGTAAGCTTTCCATTAGTCTTTGGAAAATAGATAACATCAATATCTATTGTTTTTAATTCTCTATACTCAGAATTAAATTCTTTTTTATAGCTAATTAAATCTATATAAAAACAAGGTTTTTTGACATTATCTATATCCTCACTGTATGGGTTTACTTTTAGTTTTTCAGAAATAATCTTATTTAATGCATTCCTTATATCTATCCATTTCATTTTTTTATCAATCCTCCATAAAAATTTTTTAAATCTTTATAGAATTTAATTTGCATCATAGATACAGCTGTTCTAAGCATAAATCTACCTTTAATAAATTTTGTTTTGCTTCTTCCAACTCTATGACCATACTCAACATGATGAGCGTAATTAGTCATGTTAAATACAATTTGAGAGAATGTATTTCCAGTTAATCTCTTTCCGTTTTCTCTTTGCCAAGCATTTTTTAAAGTTCCAGTGTCAACGGGTGTTAATTCTTTAGCATCTTTTTTCAAATCCTCAGCTTGTAACATTAAAAATTTTTCAGTAGCTTGTGGAGCTTTTTCTTTTATTTCTATAAGAATCTTATCAAACTCTTTAAATCCTTTAAGTTCCATAATCTACCTCATTTTCAGATACTTCTGTCAAGGCTATTTCCTTATGTTTTATGATGTTATAAGCTAAAGGTTTAGATGCTTTAAAAATATAAAGTTCTCCATCTGCTTTTCTTGTAATTTTCAACAAATCATTTTGTTTAATATCTACATTTAAGCCTACAAATAGTTTATATTCTTGACCACTACTGTTAACCATTCCTGGTGTAACACTTCTCAACCATTTCTGTGAAAGCCTACAAGGGATATCTTTTAATATTTCTCGTTGTTCTTCATATGCTCCACCGTACTCATCCACTATTACAACAGATCTAATAACAGTAACTCTATCTGCATGTAACTTATCTAAAATATTCATACAGTCCCAACCTTTCTGAATCTAAATAATTGGCTTTTTAACGATAGAAACATTTCATCAGTTGTGTTATTAGATGTGTCGTATTCTATAGTAGTATCTCCTTCAGTAACTTTAGAGATATTGCCTTTTATTTCAGTTTCTTCAATAGTTTTTAATGCTAAGTGCTCAGCAAATGGCTCTATAAGCTCAACTGGAAAATCATCTCTATTCATAAAGTTCAAAGCTTTTCTAACCAAAATAGTTACTTGAATTTTCAATCTAGCTTCGTTGCTAACATCTGTTAACTCTTTCACTTTTTCAATTATTTTATTGTAAAGTTCATCCATATTTATAACCTCCTAATATAATAAAAGCAGGAGTTTTTTATTCTCCTGCCTCAGTTACAAGGTTATTATTTCTTAATATCTCTATTTCATTTTCATCAGATGTCGAGTAAACTCCATCTTTGAATTGAATAGAAGTCCCAGCTATTATCAAATTTTTATAGCTAGATTCAAAAATTATTTCTTTTGTTTCTTCAATATTAGTTATTTCATCTTGTTTTTTAGCCATTACTACCTCCTATGATATTTTTACATTTTTAACATGCACTTGGAATGGTAAATTTTTTATTTGATGTGCATATTCCCCATGCAAGAAATAGTTATCAGCTAAAGCAGTTTTAGCTCCTACTTCTTCTTTTATTGGGTATAATTGTCTTAAACTAACCTCATTCAAGTTAATTAATAGAAATTCATTAGGTGCTAAAGATGGAGCTGGGAACACAGATACAACTCCTGCATTTGTAACTATTTCTGTGATTACAGTTCCTGTTACTTTTTCTTTTATGTCAGCTCTAACTATATCTTTATTCAATTTATTAATTTGAATAGCTATATCCCAAGGTACACATACAAAGTATTTACCAGCTTTTAAATCTGCTGCTCCTGGATTTCCTTTATTAACTATTGCTTTTACTGCTGTTGTCAATAAATCAACTGAGAAAGGTTGATTTCCAGCATCTAAAACTATTCCATGTTCTTTAATTAAAGATTTTATACCACCAGAAATTCTTAATTTACCATTTACATATTTAACTCCATTTAAAAGTTTATTTTCCATAATTCCTAGCATCTCATCTTTTTTCTTTTGAGATTCTAATTCTCTTACAGAAAGTCCACCTTGTCCATGAGGATTTAAATGTTTAGCTGTTTCTGTTACTTCATATTCTTCATATATGATTCCTGTGTTATTTGTGATATGAACAGGTAATCTAACAGAAGACTTTTTAAGTTCTCCGCCTTCTTCCATTTCTATTCCTAGACTTTGAACTATTGTATTTGCTGCTATATTTCCAGCAGTAGATGTTGTTCCAGCATATCCTCTTGTCACATCCGCTTTATTGTCTGTTTTTACTTTAATAACTTTTACTATTTCATCTCCAATTGATAATAAAGCGTCTTGAACTAAAATATCTTCATCTACTACTTGAATTTCAGTTACTCCAGCATTTAAAGCAACTTTTAAACTAGATGTTACTTTTCTTTCGTAATGATCTATCCATTCGATATTTGTAGATGTAGTTTTATCTACTCTTCCACCTCTCAAAATGTGAGATATGATAGGGGAGTTATTAGGATTTACTAATTGTAATTCATCTAATATATCATTTGATATTGCTTGATTTGTTGAGTTTAATTGTTTATCTATTTTTGGATCTGCAAATAATTGGATATTTAATCCAGTCATTCCTAAAAGTGTTGTAAATTTTTTCATTATTCATTACCTCCTGAGTTTTCTAATTCTTGTTTTGCTCTTACATAGTTAGCTCTGTCTATATCAGAACCACTTTCAAAAGCTTTCTTTCTTAAATCTTCTAATTGAGCCTTTTTATCAGCTCCACCATTACTTCCACCATTCATTGCCCCTGGTACTCCACTAGCACCAAGTCCTTTTACATATTCACCCATTACTTCTGCAAAACCTTTAACAGATGCTTCTATTTCTTCTTCTGTAACTCCACTAATTCTATCTAAAAACTTATCTGGCATTTTATATTTTGTTAATGTAGCTCTTTTGATTTCATCTGTCTTTATTTTTGAAAGTTCAGCATTCTTTGCATCTAAATCTTTTTGAATCTTTTCAAGTTCTTTTTTATGCTTTTCTTCTGCAGTAAGATTAGCATTTTTAATTCTTTCTTCATAATCTTCAATAGATTCATTATGCTGTCTTTCAAGTTCCTTTTTAGCTTTTTCAAATTTTTCATTTTCTCTTTTAAGTCTAGTTTCAATCATTTTGTCAACTTCTTCTTGAGTAAATGTTTTTGGCTCTCCTGGTTCTGCAAATAGTTGAATATTAAGTTTAAAATTTTTCATTTTTCCCTCCTGTTTAAAGTCCTGTTTGACTGTACTTTTATCCAGATGTTTAATGTCCCTCAGTACGACAACCTTATTTTTTTACTTTAAGTTCTTTAAGTAATTTATTCAATTTAAGATGTTCAATATATGATATTATTCCAATAATGATAAAAGATATTATTAATATCCCAAAATAAATTATCAATGGTAATAGAATAATAACCCATTTATAATTTATCCAATCAAATATTTTACCTAATATTAATCCTGCTTGAATAATTGTCAGTAAATGCTTCACAGTACCTCCTTTCTTTTGCAATAAAAAAAACACCTAGTTTTTAGCTAAGTGCTTTTGAGTTAATTGTTTTATTTATCTGTTTCTAACTCTAATTCTTTATGGGCTTTTTCACATGCTTCTTCATAATCATTTAGTTGCTTCTTGATTTCTTCTTTAGTTAAAGACAAATCAATAATCAACTCGTCTGGAACCAATATATTTTTATTCATTGTTTTCCCTCCTATATTTCCAACCAAATTTTTTAGCTACCCTCTCATTTACTATATGTGAAACTTCTTTCCATGCTTTTTTATTATCATTTATTTTTTTATACAATTCTCTATATTCATCTTTAAAATCATAAATCATACTTTCGTAAGTTTTCCTTATTTCTTTTAAGCTTTTTCTTTGTCCATCTCCTATTTCTAAATAATATCTCGTACCGTCATGTCCTACAACTCTCATTTCTTTTACAGATGATAAGATACATGCAACATTCATATCTTCAGGAGAAAATGATGAACTTGATGGATGATTATGCAAAGATATAACACTAGATTTCGCTTGTTTACTTAAAAATAACATTGTTTCTCTTGGAATGCTCACTGAATTTTTATCTCCTGTAGCAAACGGGACTATCTCATTTCCATTTAAATCCAACCACATAAGAGCTTCTGTTCCTGTTTTATTTCCATGTTCTAAAACTTTAGCTATAGCTTCTTCAAAATTATCTTTTTCTTTAGTTATACTCTTATTTTCATTATTTGTCAATGGCTCATTATTAGAATCATCTAAAGTATAATTATTCTTTTCTATTTCTTCTCTACCTTGTTTAACTAAGCTTTCATAATCAATAATTGGGATAGTCGTACTTCTGCATCTTGGGTGCATTGGTGGATAATTCAAACCAACAGCTATATTCTTTATTTCAAAAATATTTCCATGTAGTTCAGAGCATATTTGACTTGTCCTACTATCCAAAGTAGCACTAAATTCATATTTTTCTATCCCAGCTTCTTTATATCCATCTAAGGTTGCTTGATTTAAAACATAATTAACTTCAGTTCTTAGAAGTCTTTCAACATCATTCTTTTTAGCTGTCTCAAACTTTTCAGAAACTCTTTTAGTCATAGTTTTCAGATTAATACCTTGTATCATACCATTAACTATTTCTTGCTTTACTGTTTCAGCTAGTTTATCTGTATTGCTCCAAAGCCTCTGAGAAAAATTAGCACCACTCCAAGGCTTATCTAATACTGTTTTTATTTTATCTCTACTAACAACAGGATTAATACCCAAATCCTTTGTTACTTCTATGAAAGTATCTCTATAAACTGATGTTAATGCATTAATACTATCGTTCTCAACTCTGAATATTAACTTTGTTAATTCCATGTCTATTTGTGATTTAAGACTATCTAATCTACTTATACGACTTTTAGCAGATAATGTTTCAATTTCTAAATATAATTTTTGTGCCTGTAAAGGTGCATTCTTTAAAAGTTTGTTATATTCTTTCATGTAATCATGTAAATCTTTTTTCCAAACTTTGTAATCATCACCTTTTAAATGTTTCAAAGCTTCATTATAATTTAGAATATTATCATTCATATAAGTTGTTGTTATTCTGCTAATTTCTTTAATTATATCCTGTTTAGCTTTTGAAAGTGCTATTTGATACTCTTTTTCAACATCTTGTATTGTAGTAAAAGCCTTAGCTTCTCTTTTAACTTGTCTTTCTTCCCAATAATCTCTATTCTTTTGAGCCATCAGCACCAACTCCAATTGGAGTATTCATATCTTTCATTACATTAATATCTTCCTCAGCTTTTATCTTTTCTAATTCTCCTTTTGCATCTTCTACAAATGGCAATGTAGATAAAATAGTTTCATGTGATACTATTCCTTGTAACTTTTGAGCTGTATCCGCTGCTTCAACCAGGTTCTTTGGAACATTTCTAGTAAAGACTTTTTGAATATCAGTAGATTTTATTTTTAAGTTATGAAAATCTATCATAAGTTCTAATCTTTGATTAATAGCCTTTTTAAAATACATTTCCTTTTGTGCTGCTAATTGTTCTAGTGCTAATAACTTATATCCGAGTGCAACTCCTGAACTATTTCCAGAAAACTCTTTGTCTTGCATGTCTGGTATCATAGAAAACTTATGAATGTCCTGGTTCAATCTATTTTTATTGTTTTGAGCATAGTTATCATTAACTTGTTTAACAAGCCATTTAGCATCACCTTGCTCATTGATAAGCATAACTTTATTTTTATTCATTCTTTCTAGTTCTTCATCAGTAGTTCCACCCATATTAACCAAAACTAAGTATGCATCTGTAAAATCTTTCATATCGTCAATAGCAGTTGAAGTAGCTTCGTTATAACCATCTATCAAAGAAATTACATTTTTAAAATCTCCGTTACCCCTTTTATTGTTTAAGAACTCAATAATTGGGACTTGGTTAAATCCGTGTGGTTTAGTTTCTCCTTTTACCGATGGAACTTCTTTTTTATCACTATCTGATAAAAATTCATAAGTGGTAACACTAGTACTATCATAAACTTCCAATGTATAAACCCATTTATCCTCTTTATTTTTAGTTTTATCCCATCTAACAGCAGCAATTATTTCTTTTTTTACTGTATTATCTCTCAAAATAAAACAATCACGAGGATCTACAACTACATTTCCAATAGTATTATCCAAATTCTTATACCATAACTCATAAGATTTACCAAAAATACTACAGTTTTGAGAATGCTCAAAATTTTCTTGCTGCTCTTCTTCTGTTGCTAAATATTCAGATAACTTTTCAAAATCTTTTTTTAACTTATCGTCTTGTAAAGCATAAGAAATAGGTTTTCCTAAGAAATAGGCTGTTGCAATAGTTGCAATGTATTCTGGATAATTATTAATCAACTTACTATCTTTTTTCTTGTCGCTCCTATCTTTCTTATTCAAAATATTATGCTTTCCACTATAATAATCTTCCATTTTTTGCAGCTCTGGTAATTCATTTTTTATAAATGCTTCAAGAGCTTCTTTTAATTCCTGTACATCCATTAATCCTCCTCTCTTATCTTATTCCTAAAACATTTCTATCTATTGTCCTTACAGAATTATTTCTCATATAATCCTCAAGTGCATATCTCATAGCGTCCATTAAGTGATTGAAATCATCAATGGGTTTATTTGTTGCTTTTCCAAACTTATCTTTATCCCAAGCATAATTTGAAATCTCAGTTAAAAAATTAACACATCTAGGATGTATAAAAATTTTAAAGTCTTGAATAAATTGTATTCCAGCATTAATGCTATCTTTTCCTTTTTTAGATGCTTTTATTCTATAAAGTCCTAAACCTTTCAAATGGTCTATACTTTTTGGCTCAGCACTGTCAGCAACTATAGTTTCTTTTTTAAAACCTAATTTTTCTATATTGCTATATATAGCTGTGTTTTGCATTCCTTTTTGATATATTTCATCAAAAACATAAATTTCTTTTTGCTCCTGGTCTAATATTCCACAAAAAAAAGCAGCAGGGTCATTAGTATATCCAAAATCTAGCCCAAATACTGCTTTTGCTTTTTGTCTTTTATTTAATATTTCTCTCCAATCAAACTCTAACTCTTGCCAATTCTCATAGACAAGTCCATCTACTATTCCCCAGTTACCAAGTCCAGCAACTTGATACCTACGTGGGTTATTTTTTTTCATATCTTCAAATAATTTCTTATCAGCATCATCTAACCACTCATTACATTGATAATTAGTTGTAAGTGCTAATATATTATCATCAACTTTATCAAAGAATCTAGATTTTAACCAGTGTCTTTCATTCCAAGGGTTGAAAGATATAATAATTTGTTTAAATAATGGTTCTTCTACAATACCTCTAATACTTTCATCTAACATATTAAAAGCTGTTTCATCTGTCAACTCATAGCATTCCTCAATCCAACACCAACACAAACTACCCACTGAAACCGAAATTGATGTAATCTTTAATGGATCATCAAAACCTCTAAATAAAATTTTCTGTCCCGTTGGTTTATAGGTTATTTCTAAAGGACTTTCTTTAAACTCCCAGTAATCTTGAACCTGAAATCTGTTTATTGCCCATCTTAAATCTGAATAGCAACTATCTTTCAATGTTCTAAATACTTTTCTTACAACAAGAGTATTAGCATTTTTATATTTCATCATGTTATAGATTATCCATAGAGCTGTTGTCTTACTCTTTTTTGAAGCTCTCGACCCCTTAACTACCTTATACCTACCCTTGAAGTTCCAAAACGATTTATAACCCTTTCCAACGATTTGAGGTAAATTTATTTTTACATATTTACTCATCTAAATCATCTTCTCCAACAATCATAACAGGTAAAGTTCCTTCAATTTTAGTTTTATCTGTAAATAAAGCATATCTCTTTCCTAAGAGTTCTGCTGCTTTAATTCTTTCCTTAGCTGATACTTGTTTTTTCATAACCCTAGCAGAAGAAACACCATCCCCTTCACCCTCAACTACTACAACTTCTTCCTGTATTTCCCCTCTCATTGTAAGACTTAAAAATTCTTCTATTTCACTTGCTTTGGCTATATTTTCTGCTCTCGACTGTTCTATTAATTTATCAATCGCATCTTTCACCTCAACATTTTTCAACAATCTTTGCCCTATACTGTATGCTGTTTTCTCACTGTACCCAGCTTTTTTGGCAGCTTCAGTAGCATTTCTTGTTTCCCAATAAAATCCTATAAAGCTCTTTTGTCTTACATTTAATTTCAATACTACTTCACCTCCAGTTTTATAAATAAAAAAAACTCTCGCAGAGGACGTATCCTATTCATTTAAGAATCACGAGAGTATTGATGTTGGTATCCTGTGCATATTGGATTCTCACCAATGAAAGACTATCGCGTCTAGCCAGGGTATTAGCCCGATGCACCATATTTGGCAGAGGCTTTTTTAAAGTAGAGCCTCTAAACTACTATTATTCAATTTTTAAAGAGAAATCTTTAATCTTTGCCACATGATAACATATTAACATATTAATAATTAACTTACAATAAATCTGTTATCAACTTATTATCAAGCATTACTCAAGTTAAGACATTAAAAATATCTAAAATTCTGGATTTTGAAGTGTAGTCGTAACTCTTTTAGTAACTCATTTTCTGCCTTATTTACAGTTGTAGTTGATACTTGTAACTCTTCTGCAGTTTCTTCAAGTGTTTTTCCTTCAATAAATCTAAACTTAATAACATCATAATATTTATTATCTTTCAACAATTCTATAGCACTATCTACCCTATAAATAAATTCTTCACATCTGTTTATGTCATTTATTATTCTTGACCTTAAATCTGAAATTCTCTCTATATCTGACTTAACTTCTTGAAATCCACTTGTCCCCAATTTATCATAACTATAGCCTTTTATTAAAATAGGATTATTTGTACTGACCCCAAAAAGTTGGACAAATTAATTTAACTTACTAATAAGGATTGACTTCTGTAAGAAGCAGGAGTTAATC